GAGAGAGATCGACGCCTTCGACGGCAACAACAACCGCTATCGCGCTTACGCCGATTTGTGGAAGTGGGACGTGGGTCTGGCCGTGCGTGACTGGCGCTATGCCGTGCGTATCGCCAACATCGACGTGTCCGACCTGGTGGGCCAGACCGGCACCCAGGCAGCCACTGCCTCCACCGCCTTGATCAAGTGCATGATCCGCGCGATGGCTCGCATCCCGATGATGGGCATGGGTCGCCCCGTGTTCTACGCGAACCGCACAGTGAAGGAATTCCTGGCGATCGCCGCGATGGACAAGTCGAACGCCGCTCTGGCCGTTCAGCCTGCCATCAACCAGTTCGGCACCGTGGCACCTGGCTCCGTGAACAACGGCACCACGACCTTCCTGGGCATCCCGGTCCGCACCGTGGACCGCATCCTGTCCACCGAGGCCCGCGTGGTCTGATCAAGCTAGGGGCTCCGGCCCCTGGTTTGTCCTCCCAATTCTTTCAAGGAACCCATCATGATCCTCGATTCTCAAAACACCTTCTGCTCCGCGATGAGCGTGGCCCGCACTGTCGGCGACGCTGTGTCGACCGACGTCTACGACACGGGCGCTGCTGCCGATGTCGGCATTGGCGAGAACTTCTACATCTACGCCAAGATGGACGCCGCCCTGGCCGGCGCTGGTTCGTCTATTCAGGTGGTGTTGCAGGACTCTGCTGACAACTCCACGTTCGCCGATGCCGAGGCTGGCAAGGTTGTGGCCTTGGCTTCTGCCACGGCCAATGCCGAGCTGGCCCGCTTGCGCGCCCCGATCGGCCTGCGCCGCTACCTGCGCGTTGTGTTCCGCATCTCCGGCGCGACAACCTCGGGTGGTACGGCCTCGGCCATGCTCGTCAAAGACGTGCAGGCACAGCAGTACGGCGCCAGCGGCTTCTCGGTGGCCTGATGCGAGTCGTAGCAAACTCCATCGGCTACTTCGGCGCGTTGCGCAGCGCAGGCGACGAGTTCGAGGTGCCCGACGGCACCAAGGGTTCGTGGTTTGCGCCCGTGGCGCCCGAGGTCAAGGCAAAGTCTGCCAAGAGCAAGGGCAAGGGCGAAACCCCTGAGCCCGAGCAACCTGGCGACGAAGTCTCAGACGCGATCTGAGGCGCGCCCAAGGGCAAACGAACACGGGCGCTTCATGCGCCCGTTTTCATTGTGATAACCGCATCAGCGGGATAGAATTCAGCAACACACATAGGAGTCCACCATGGCGCTCGTCAGCATGAAAACAGAGGGCGGCATGTCGCCAGAGATCCACCAGAGCGAATACGGCTACGGCACGGAGATCCGCTTGAACGAGGAGCAGTGCAAGGCGCTGGGCATCTCCAAGCCCCTCGAGGCGGGCACCAAGGTGTCGGTCGAGGCCGTGGCCTTCGTCAAGTCGGCCACACAGAGCGTGGGCGACGATGCCGGCGAGAAGGATCCCGAGGTCTACATGTGCCTGCAGATCACGGACCTCGGCATGAAACCCATGGCCGGCCGCGACAAGAAGGTCATGGCGAAGTCGCTCTACGCAGACAGCGAGGAGTGATCCATGGCGTCAGATGTCTCCATTGCCAACCGCGCCCTGACCAAGCTGGGCGCCGACCGCATCCTGCTGCTCACCGATGAGACGCAGGCGGCGCGCACGATCAATTCCATGTATGCCGATGTGCGCGACGCGGAGATCCAGCGCTACAACTGGAAGTTCTCGATCAAGCGCACCAGCCTGTCGGCGCTCGTCGCAGCTCCGGCCTGGGGCTACGACTACCAGTACCCGCTGCCGGCCGACTATCTCGGCCTGGTCCAGGTCGGCGAGTATTACGCCCGGTCGCTCTACAACAAGACCGCGCCCTGGTCTGTCGAGGGTGGCCTGATCCTGACCAACCTCGAGGCCCCGCTGAAGCTGCGCTACAAGGCCCGCATCGAGAACGCGGCGATGTTCGATCCGCTGTTCGTCGAGGTGTTTGCCTGCAAGCTGGCGATGGAAGCCTGCGAGACGCTGACGCAGTCGGCCTCGAAGTTCGACGCCGTCAGCCAGGGCTACAAGTTCGCACTCAGTGAGGCCGCGCGCCAGGACGCCATCGAGAACCCGCCGGACGAGTACCCATGGGGCACTTGGCTGGACTCGAGAGAGGCTGACTGATGGCAAAGGCTTCACCCATCCTGGAGAACTTCAACACGGGCGAGATGTCGCCCCTGCTGGCTGGCCGCGTCGGGTTCGACAAGTACCCCAACGGCGCGTCGATCCTGGAAAACTTCATCCCGACGACGCAGGGCCCCAACCAGCGCCGCGCCGGCACCCGCTATGTCTACGAGGTCAAGGACAGCGCCAAGAAGGTGCTGCTGATCCCGTTCGAGTATTCGGTCACGCAGGCCTACATGCTCGAGTTCGGCGACTACTACGTGCGCTTCTACACCTGGGACGCCGTCACCAAGGTGCGCGGCATCCTGACCTCTGGCGGCTCGCCCGTTGAAGTGGTGACGCCCTACTCCGAGGCCGACCTCTACAACACCGACGGCACGCCTCGCCTGCGCTACGTGCAGTCGGGCGACTTCCTGTTCCTCACGCACTCCAAGTACCAGCAGCGCGTGCTCCAGCGCCTGACGGCCACGTCGTTCTCGATGACGCTGTTCGACGCGACGGGCGGGCCGTGGAAGTCGCTCAACGACACGACCACCACCGTCTATGCCTCGGCCGAGACAGGCACGGGCATCACCCTGACGGCCAGCTCGGCCATCTTCCAGTCCGCGCATGTCGGCTCGCTGTTCTACATGGAGGCGCGCGACACCAACTCCGTGCCCGCATGGGAGGTCGGCAAGTCGATCTCTGCCGGCGCGCGTCGCCGCTCCGACGGCAAGAACTACGAGGCGCTGAACACGGCCACCACCGGCACCAGCAAGCCCGTGCACACCGAGGGCGCGCTGATCGACGGCGACTCCGGCGTGCAGTGGCAGTACCGCGACCCCGGCTATGGCTACGTGCGCATCACCGGCTACACCAACGCCACCACGGTCACGGCCACCGTGGTCGACCGGCTGCCCTCGCAGGTGGTGGGATCGGGCGCCGCGACCACGCGCTGGGCCTTTGGCGAGTGGTCCTCGGTCGAGGGCTGGCCGTCTGACCTGGCGTTCTTCCGTGAGCGCCTGTGGTTTGGCCGCGGCCGCACGTTGTGGAGCTCGGTGTCTGCCGGCTTCACCGACTTCTCGCCGAAAACCTACGGCCAGGTCACTGCCGACATGGCGATCACCGTGCCGCTGGTGTCGGGCAAGATCAACGACATCCAGTGGCTGGCAGCCGACAAGGACCTGGTGGCCGGAACCGCGGGTGGCGAGTTCGCCATCGGCGAGTTGAGCAACGGCGACCCGCTGGGCCCGGCCAACAAGCGCTCGCGCATCATGAGCTCGTTCGGCTCGCGGGCCATCCCACCGATCAAGAACGTCGAGTCGCTGCTGTTCGTGCAGCGCTCCGGCCTCAAGGCCCGCGAGACGTTCTACGACTTCGGCTCCGACGGCTACAAGTCGAGCGACACCACCGTGCTGGCCGAGCACATCACCGCCTCCGGCATCACGCAGATGGCGTTCGCGGCCGACCCCGACCAGGTCGTGTGGAGCATCCGCGCCGACGGCACGCTGCTGGGCTTCACCTGGAACAACGAGCAGGCCGTGCGCGGCTGGCATCGTCACCCGATCGGCGGCTCCGGCATCGTCGAGTCGATCGCCGTCATGCCGGCAGCCGAGGGCGATCGCTCCGAGCTGTGGCTGGTGGTGCGCCGCACGATCAACGGCGCCACCAAGCGCTATGTCGAATACCTCGAGCGCCCCTACCGCATCGGCGACACGCAGGCCTCGCAGTATTACGTCGACTGTGGCCTGACCTACAGCGGCACGGCCGCGACCACGATCACGGGCCTCGGCCACCTCGAGGGCCAGACCGTCAGCGTGCTGGTCAACGGCGCCCCGCATCCCAACGTGGTGGTGACCTCTGGCGCGATCACGCTGCAGATCGCGGCCACGACCGCGCAGATCGGCCTGCCATGCCCGGCCCGCTACCGCTCGATGCGGCTCGAGGCCGGCGCGCAGGACGGCACCAGCCAGGGCAAGACCAAGCGCATCCACAAGTGCGTGCTGCGGCTGCTCTACACGGGCGGCGGCAAGTACGGCGCGATGAACGGTGGTCCGATGGACTACCTGCTGCTGCGCTCGTCGACGGCCGCGATGGACCAGCCCGCCCCGCTGTTCACGGGCGACAAGGTCGTGCCGTGGCCCGATGGCTACAACACCGACGCCTATGTGGGCTTCGAGATCGACCAGCCCGTCAACGCTGTGCTGGTGGCCGTGATGCCGCAGATCGTGACGCAGGACGCCCGATGAACATCGTCGCCTTCAAGGCCATCCACCTGCAATGGCTCGAGCTGCAACAGGCTCAGGCCTACCTGAGCGCCGACTTCGCGCAGCCCGAGCAGGCGCGCCTCATCGAGCAGGCGGGCAACTCGTTCACGGCGATGGTTGGCGGCAAGGTGATTGCGTGCGCCGGCACCGTCGAGATCTGGACCGGCCGCGCTGTGGCCTGGGCGCTGATCTCCAAGGACGCCGGGCGCAACATGGTCGGCCTACACAAGGCGGTCGCCGGGTACTTTTCTGCGGCAAAATACAAGCGCATCGAGGCGTGGGTCGACGAGGGTTTCGAGCCCGGCATGCGCTGGCTCAAGCTGCTCGGGTTCACGCTCGAGACGCCGCTGCCCATGCGAGGGTTCCGGCCCGACGGTGGCTCCTGCTTTCTGTTTTCTAAGGTGAAATGACATGGCTTTTGTGATGCCTCTCTTTGCTGCGCTGGGCACTGCTGCCGGCGCACCGGCTGCCGCGGCTGGCATTGCCGGGCTGTCCATAGCCTCTGGCGCATTGGGCGTCGTTGGCGCGATCCAGCAGGGCCAGCAGGCCAGCGCTGCCGCGAAGTCCGAAGCCAACATGGCCGAGTACAACGCCAAGGTGGCCGAGATCCAGGCGCGCCAGGCCTACGCCGCTGCCGGGGTCCAGGAGGACGAAACCCGACGCCGTGGCCGTGTAGCCCTTGGCAACCAGATTGCGGCCAGCGCTGAGGCCGGAGCAGGC